GGTTCTTCAACGCGGGCACCAGCGCGGTCGGATTCAGCGTGTACGACCGGGCCACGAACGCCTGGACGGCCAAGTCCGTGACCGGGCTGCCCACGGCCTGGGGCACCTGTGGCCAGCTGATCAGCACAGGCAGCAAAGAGGGGGTGTTCGAGAGCGGCACCGCCTCGGCGGGCAGCTCAACCACGACTCTGGTCACGAACAAGAACTGGTCGGCTGCCAACTGCTACACCAACAACCAGGTGCGGATCGTCACCGGCACCGGGGCGGGCCAGGTCCGCACGATCGCCTCGAACACCACGAACACACTGACGATCTCTGCGCCATGGACCGTCACGCCCGACAACACCAGCACATACGTGATCGAGGGCAACGATGACAGCATTTACTTGCTGGGCAACAACGCGGTCACGCTCTACAAGTACAGCATCAGTGGCAACACCTGGGCTACGGTAGCGCCTGGTGTAGCGCGAGCAGCAGCGATGGGTGCTGGCGGCTCAGCCGACTGGGTCAGCTCTGTGGACGCCTGGTCGATAGGCACGACCACTGCCGCCATTGGCGGCAAGCAGCCTGGCCGGTTCATCTACAGCATGCGCGGCGTTGGCTCGTCAGCGCTCGATGTCTACGACATTGCGCTCAACACCTGGCAGGCCCTGTCTTATGGCGGCCAGCAGGAGACGTTCAACACCGGCAGCTGTTCGTTCTACGACGGCCACGGTTCGATCTACATCATGAAAGAGGCCACCGGGCGGTTTTTCAAGTTCGACATCGATCGGAACACGTTGTACGGACTGGCCGTCAACCCCTACCCGCAATCGACGACGCTGGCAGCTGCCATGTTCTGGATTGACACCTACACCGATCCAGGTGGCGGCAGTCTGGATTTCCTGTACCAGTTCCAGCACAGTCGCACCGAGCTTCTGCGCATGCTGCTGGTGTGATCCGCCATGCTGCTCGCCCTCAGATCGCTCGTCTCGAAGGTCGCGTTTGTCGCGGCATCGGGCACCACCCGGATCGGCTCGTCGGCCCTGGTTGACCAGGTGTCTCGCCTCGGCGTTTCGGTGCCAGTCGCACATGCAGCAGGCCGGCTCGGGTCGGCACAGCCAGCAGCCATCACACGGAGGATCGGATGATCCTGACGCAACTCATCGCGGGCGACTCGCTCAACTTCTCGACCTCGCTGCCGCAGTACTCGGCTGCCGATGGCTGGGTGCTCAAGTACCGGCTGGTGCCGCGCACCTCGGGCGGCGTGGTGATCGCCCTGGAGGCTGGCGCCGATGGGGCCTACCACCGCACGCAGGTGGCCGCCAGCACAACAGCCACCTGGGCCGCTGACACCTATGCCTGGGCGTCGTGGGTCGAGAAGGGCTTGGAGTCGTACACCGTCGAGACCGGCCAGATCACCATCCTGCCGGACCCGCGCCAAGTGGCGCCCGGTCACGACGGCCGCAGCCTGGCACAGAAGGCCCTCGACGAGGCACGCGCCGCGTTGGCGACCTGGTCGCCGACACGGCGGCGCTACCGCATCGGCGGGCGCGAGATGGAATTCCGCGAATGGGCTGACGCATCTGCCTGCGTGAAGTTCTGGCAGGGCGAGGTGGCGCGCGAACAGATTGCTGCCGGCGCGCTGAAGGTGCGCCGAATCATTCACACAAGGCTCTGAACATGGCGATGCCCACCCCTTGGTACAACGCCGAGCGCGTCGCGCAGCCCGGCTCGGTGATCCTGCGCAACTGGATGGCCCAGCGCGAGGCTGCGCGGTCGGTCGTGCAGACGTCTGCACGGACGCCTGTGCGCGGCTCGGCAAGGATGCGCCGCAGCTACAGCGGCGCGGCCGTCGATAACCTGACCGCGAGCTTCTCCGGCGACCTGGGCAGCATCAATCGCGACCTGGCGGTGCAGCTGTCGCTCCTGGTCGGCCGGTCCCGCCAGCTCGCCAAGAACGACCCCTACGTGCGCAAGTTCTTGCGCATGGCACAGAACCACATCGTCGGCCCGGCGGGGTTCGGGCTGTCGGTGCCGTGCAAGCAGCCCGACGGCAAGATCGACACCTTCGACAAGTGGGTGGTCGAGACCGGGTTCACGCGCTGGTCCAAGCGCGGCGTCTGCGATGTCACCGGGCGCATGTCGTTCCGGCGCCTGTGCCGCCTGCTGGTGCTGTGCTGGGCGCGTGACGGCGAGTTCATCGTGCGCCGCGTGCGCGACAAGAGCCTCAACGCCTTCGGCTACGCGCTGCAGGTCATCGACCCCATCCTGCTGGACTACACCTACCGCGCTGACTTCCCCGACGGCCGCAAGATCCGACTGGGCGTCGAGCTGAACGTGTGGGGCCGGCCGATCGCCTACCACTTCGTGACCGACGTCGAGATGGCGCCTTACAGCGGCGGCCGGCGTGTGCGCGTGCCAGCCGAAGAGATCTGGCACGGCTTTCTGCAAGACGAGCCCGACCAGGTGCGCGGCGTGCCCTGGGTGCATGCCTCCATGCGCCGGCTCAACGACCTGGGCGGCTACGTCGAGGCGGCTGTGATCGCGGCGCGCGTCGGCGCGTCGAAGATGGGCTTCTACATCCCGCCCGCTGCCGAAGTGAAGGGCCAGAGCGCGCTGGAAGAAGGCCTGGTCGAAGATGACGACAGCGATGACCTGGTCGCTGAATCGACCCCGGGCACCTACGAAAAGCTCCCGGCCGGCTACGACTTCAAGACCTTCGATCCCGACTACCCGCACCAGAACTTCGACGCATTCCTCAAGGCAGCGCTGCGCGGCGTGTCGGCGGGTCTGCCGGGCAGCGACTACAACACGCTGGCCAACGACCTGGAAGGCGTCAACTACAGCTCCATGCGGAGCGGCAGCCTGGAAAGCCGCGACGACTGGAAGGGCCTGCAGGGCGAGTTCGTGGACATGTTCCTGGAGCCGCTCAGCCCCGAGTGGCTGTCGATGGGCTTCGTGTCGGGCCAGCTCGACCCGCTGCCCGTCAGCAAGTTCAGCAAGTACGACTGCTTCGCCTGGCAGGGCCGGCGCTGGACCTGGGTCGATCCGAAAAACGACGTCGAGACCCGCATCCTCGAAATCGACAAAGGCCTGAACAGCTACAGCAGCACGATTCGCGAGCAGGGCGGCGACCCGGAAGTGATCTGGACCGAGCTGGAGCACGACCTCGACCGAATGGCGGTGCTCGCCGAGAAACGGCGAGCCCTCAACCCCGTGCAACCCCCCGCAGCGCCCGCCCACCCAGCGGGCGCTGCTGTTTCTGGAGGACAGAAAGCATGACCATGCTGACCCGCAGTGACGCCGCGACCCTCGATCGCCCTGCTGCCACTGATCAGCCGCTGGTGGCGCGGCTCGACCAGTTGCCGTGCGACCGCACCGCGACGCTGACCCGCGAGGCCGTCAACGTCGAAGCCCGCACCGTCGAGCTGGCTTTTGCCAGCGAAGCGCCGTACATGCGCTGGTGGGGCATCGAGACCCTGTCGATGGAGCGCACCGCCGTGCGCCTGGGCCGCCTGAGCAGCGGCCAGCACCCGCTGCTGGTCAATCACTGCCCCGATGACCAGGTTGGCGTCGTCGAGCGCGCCTGGGTCGATGCCGACCGTAAGGCGCGCGCCATCGTGCGCTTCGGTCGCAGCGCACAGGCGCAGGAGATCTTCCAGGACGTGCAAGACGGCATCCGCTCGCTCGTCTCGGTCGGCTACCGCATCCACGACGCCAAGCTGGTGCGCACCAACGATGCCGGCGACGACGAATACCTGGTGACCGACTGGGAGCCATACGAGGTCTCGATCGTCGCCATTCCTGCAGACCCGACTGTCGGCGTCGGCCGCAGCCTCGACCGCCACGCCGTGCGCGGCCTCATCACCCAGACCACCCCCCAATCCCAACCCCGTCGCAAGGAGCGATCCATGGATGAAGACGAAGTCCTGACCGAGAACGACAAGAAGCCGGCGCCGAAGACGCCTGCGCTGCCCGCAGAAGCCAAGCGCGCCCGCGAGGACGGCATGGCGCACGAACGCCAGCGCATCCGCGATATCACCGCCCTGGGCAGCAAGTTCGGCAAGCGCGCTGAAGCCGAAAAGGCTGTCGAAGACGGCACGCCCTACGACACCTTCCGCGAGGCTGTGTTCGGTGGCCTGGAGAAGTCCGGCGCGCTGAAGCTGGCCGAGCCGGGCGAGATCGGCCTGAGCAAGAGGGAGGTGCAGCAGTTTCGCTTCACCAACCTGATCGCCGCCTCGATGTGGCCGGACGATCCGACCGTGCGCAAGATGGCGGCCTTCGAGATGGATGCCGCGCGCGCTGCCGCCGACAAGCGCGACGACGTGCGCAAGGACCGCGACGGCGCCTTCACGATTCCGGTCGATGTCCTGGCCGGTGCGCTCGACATGCGCAGCACCGATGCCGAACAGGCCACCAAGCTGTTGCTGCAGCGCGCCATGGCCGGCGGTCGCCTGGGCCAGCAGCGTGACCTGGTGGTCGGCACGCCGTCGGCCGGCGGCAACCTGGTTTCCACCGACCTGCTGGCCAGCAGCTTCATCGACATCCTGGTGAACCAGCTGTCGGTGATGCAGATGGGCGCCACGATGCTGACCGGGCTGAGCGGCAACGTCGCCATCCCCCGCGCCACGGGTGGCTCGACCGGCTACTGGGTCGCGGAAAACGGTGCACCGACCGAAAGCGCCCCGGCATTCGACCAGGTTGCGCTCACGCCCAAGACCGTCGGCGCTTTCGTGGACTACAGCCGCCGCCTGCTGCTGCAGTCGTCGATCGCCGTGGAAGCGTTTGTGCGCATGGACATCGCCCGCACCATCGCGCTGATGATCGACCTGGGTGCGCTCACCGGCACTGGTGCCAGCAACCAGCCGCGCGGCTTGCTCAACACCGCCGGCATTGGCTCGGTGGTGGGGGGTACCAACGGCGCTGCACCGACCTGGGACAACATCGTCGATCTGGAAAGCGCAGTCGCCAACGCCAATGCACCCACCGGTGCATTGGGCTACCTGACCAACACCAAGGTACGCGGCAAGCTCAAGAAGACTCAGCAGTTCAGCGGCACCAACGGCCAGGCAATCTGGACCGGAGCCGAGCTGAACGGTGCGCCGGCGCGCGTCAGCAACCAGATTCCCAGCAACCTGACCAAGGGGACCAGCGCAGGTGTGTGCTCGGCCATCACGTACGGCAACTGGAGCGATTTGATCATCGCGATGTGGGGTGGCCTGGACATCATGCTGGATCCCTACGCTGGCTCCACCGCCGGCACTCGGCGCGTCGTTGCCCTGCAAGACGTGGACTGCAACGTCCGCTACGCCATCAGCTTCGCCGCGATGCTGGACGCACTGACCACCTGATCAAGGACTCACCATGGGCATCAAGCTCCTCATCATCGACGCCTGCCTGGTCGCAGGCGAAGAAATCGCTCGGCATGCCGAGGTGTCGGAAGAGGTGGACGTCAGCAAGGACGACGCCGCCGCACTCACCCGCATGGGCCGCGCGCTCTACCTGAGCCGCGACGACGATCCGACCAAAGGCCAGTTCACCGCCACGGCGGACGACAAGTCCCGCACCAAACGCTCTCTGGCCGCCATCACCGCTGAGCGCAAGGCGCGTGAGCAAGTTGCCCAGGCGCAAAGCCCTGACGGTCTGTCCGCCCTGATTGCCGCTTCGGTGGCCGCTGCCGTGGCGCAGGCGCTGAGCACCCAAGCCAAGCCTCAAGGAACCCTCTGATCATGAGGACCTACCTTATCCTTGCCGGCAGCTTCAATGTCGGGCCCGGCCCCGCGCTGGTCGCTGGCGACACCATCGACCTGGAAGACGACATCGCCAACCGCTGGACACACCTGCTCCAGCCGGTCGAGCCGGCCAATGCCACCCCGCCGGCTGACCAGCCAGACCACCCAGCCCAGGAGTGACCATGTTCACCGAAGACCTGGTGCCGTTTCTAGCTGATTTCAGCCAGTCGTGCAGCGCTGGAGCTGTGCAGTTCATGGGGCTGCTCGACCAGCCCGATGAGCTGATGCAGATGCAGCGCGGCACCACGCTGCGCGCATCGGCCCACAGCAGCGAGTACGAGCTGACGTATGCCACCGCACACGTCACGCTGACTCGTGGCCTGCCGGTCACGGTGGCCGGTATCGCCTACAGCGTGCGTGAGGCACCGCGCCAGATTGATGACGGCGTGTTTTCGGTGGTCACCCTGAGCCGTACCTGACCATGCCCAGCATTGCAGAGCAGATCTGCCAGCGCGTCGAGACCGTGCTGATGGGCGCCACCTCAGCAGGCCTGCACGTCTGGCGCGACCGCAACGATGCGCTGACGCGCGAAGAAAGCCCCGCGATCCTGATCGAGGCACTCGAAGAGTCCATGTCACGCTCCAACATCGGCAGCCGCCTGCCTGGCCTGCGCGTCGAGCAGGCCGCCCTGGTGGTGCTGGTGACCATCTGCGTGCGCAGCACTGCATGGCAGGCCGTGACCGACCAGGTGCGCGTCGAGGTGCACCGGCTGCTGTCGGCCGACCCGGTGCTTGTCGGCTTCGAGATCGCGCGCCAGCGCTGCGAGTGGCGTTCTGCCTCAGCCGACGTGCCGTTCGGCTACGCCAGCCAGCAATACGGCTTCAGCTACCTGTCCAAGGCCAACGATCTGGCCTGACCGTACTTTCATTCCAACCGCAAAGGAGTTTCCATGTACTCGTTTGGTGCAGGCGTCGCATTTGCGACCCCCACTACTGACGCCTACGGCGCCGTCATCGCCCACCCGACACCGCTGATGTTCATGACCACGCAAGACGTGGAAATTGACTTCAAGTTCGATACCAAGGAACTGTTCGGGCAGAACCAGTTTGCTGTCGCGATCGGGCGCGGCAAGGGGGCCATCTCCGGCAAGATCAAGTCGGCCAACATCATCTCGGGCATGCTTGAAACGGTCGTGTTCGGCCAAGCCGGCACCGCCGGCCTGATGTCGGTGCGCCAGGACACGGTGGGCACCACCATCGCCGCCACCGTGACGCCCAGCAGCTCATTCATCGCTGACCTGGGGGTGATCTCGGCCACCACCGGCCAGCCGTACACCCGGGTGCCATCGGCTCCAGCCACGGGCCAATACAGCGTTGCGGCCGGCGTCTACACGTTCGCTGCAGCGGATGTCGGCAAGGTAGCCTACATCAACTTCCGGTATACGACTGCAGCGCTTGCGGGGGCGCGCCAGATCGCGCTCAAATCGCTGCCGATGGGCTACGCGCCGACGTTCCGACTCGACCAGTACGCTGCCTACCAGGGCGAGTCGCTGCTGTTCTCGTTCAACAACTGCGTTGCCGATGGCATCAAGTTCGGCTTCAAGAACGACGACTTCACCATCCCGGACATGGGCTTCAAGATCTGCGCCGACGCAGGCGGCAACATCGGCACCATCTCGATCCTGGAGGCTTGATCATGAATAGCCCCGATCAAGCTGCCGCCGTGGACTATGACGGCATGCCAGTCGTCATTGCCGGCAAGACCTACATCCTGCCGGCGATGAGCGCCAAGACCGCCCGGCGCCATTGGGAGCGCATCGAGAAGATGCAGCAACCCGCCGGCCTGCCACTGGTCGATCAGTTGGACCTGACTGCCGACCTGGTGCACGAGTGCCTGCTGCGCAACTACCCTGAGCTGGCGCGCAACGTGGTCGATGACCACATCGACGTGAGCAACTACGCCGAGCTGAGCGCCATGGTGTTCGGCCGGGGTGCCTGGTTGCGCTGGGTGGAAGCCCAGGAGCTGCTCCGGGGAAACTGGCTCGCACCTCAGGCCGGTCCGACGGATGGGACTGGGGTGCTGTCTACGCCGGCATCGCCACCGCCACTGGCTGGCGATACCGCGACATCGATGAGCTGAGCCTCGACGAGATCGCCGAGCTGCTGACGTACTGGGCGCGGCATCCGCCCGTCCACATCAGCGCCCAGTCGATCTACTTCCTGCTCGGCGGCGAACCGCCCAAGCCGGCGCCAAAAGCGCGCCGTGCATCCACTGCGCCAGACCCTGGCGACGCCGCCGAGCGCGACGCCGAACTGGGCAGCCTGGTTCAGATGATGGGCGGCCAGCCCAGATCCTTCGTGATGCCCGTGCGCATGCTCACCCCCGAAAACTGACCGATGGACAAGAACCTTC